CTATAGAAGTACCTGTAGCATTTGCTAAGTCTTCCGCTGATACATTTGCACTGTTAGCAGCGCCGGCTACTGCTACAACGGCATCTGCGGTGTTTCCGTATATTTCAACAGCCGCTGCTACAACGTCTGCAATAGCCGTATTTTCATCTACTCCCGCCAGTACTTCGTTAAATGCAGCGTCTTTTTCTTCCTGAGTTAGTATTTTAGTATCGCCGTCTACCGCAGGTGTCCCGGTGCCAGTATCAACAATTGTAATGTCTTGACCCGGAGTTAAAGTAACGTTTTCAGCATCGTCGCTAAGACCGGAAGTGTCGGTAGTGAATACTGTGTTACCCCCAATTTGGGTGGGGTCTCCTGTAATAACAGACGCAGCTTCAGCTTCTAACCTTGCCACTTCTGCTTCTAACGCTTCTGTAGGTTGGTTTTTTAACTTTGCAAGCTCTACTTCTAAACGTGCCTTCACAACGGGGTCAGTTTCCGCCGCTATAGCTTCTTCTAGTTGACCTTCTAGTACTTTAGCGGCTTCGGCCTTAGCGGCGGCAGCTTCCGCAGCGGCTATTTCTTCTGCTGTAGCGGCGGGCCTATATTCGCCTTGTGAGTAATCAATAAGGTCCTGCCACGTAATAGACTCCCCCCCTGTAACACCAGCAGCGGCGGCAGCATCGGCAGCGGCTTGAGCAGCAGAACTAGCAGCGGAAGAGTCAGAACTAGCAGCAGAAGAGTCAGAACTAGCAGCGGCGGCGGCAGCATCGGCAGCGGCTTGAGCAGCAGAACTAGCAGCGGAAGAGTCAGAACTAGCAGCGGAAGAGTCAGAACTAGCAGCGGAAGAGTCAGAACTAGCAGCGGCGGCGGCATCAGAACTAGCAGCGGCAGCGGCGGCAGCGGCGGCGGCAGCACTACTTGAGGTTTGGGTAACGTCGGGGTAAAAAACTGGAAACAACGTGCTTATGTCGTTAGCTGTTGAGGGGTCAAAGTCAGGAATTACTAAGCCAGTATCGGGGTCGTACCATTCGCCTGCACTATCATCAACCGTGGGTTTAGTCGCTTCATAAGCCGCACTTACAGCCGCAGCGGGTAGCCCAACAATTGCAGCTACTTCTTCTATAGTTACTAAACCTGTATCAAGAAAAGCAACAGCCGCGTCAATTTCTTCTTGGCTAACTCCATCAGTTATGTCTATAGTCTCTAAAGAACGTAATGCGTCTTCTACAGTAAAAACAGTGGGGGTGTCTAAAGCCGGGTCTGTCTCAAGAAGAGAGTTGATGTAGTCCTGTGCTTGGGCGTCGCTAATGGCTTCGACAGCATAATCCACAGCTCCAGAAACATAGTCCATGCCCGTATTCGTGGTTGAAAATGGAGAATACGTACCCGTGTATGAGTCGTATACCATGCTGTCCGGGTTTAAGCCTGTTTTAGTACCCATATCTGCTCTACGGTGTCGGTAGCGTTTCAGGCAGTGCTGAAACAAAAACTACTGTTAATAAAGTGGACGGCACGGCAGGACGGGGGCTAGCAGCCGCCTGATAATCAATTGTTATGCCTGTATCGTCTGTTGCCCACATAAGTTCTATATACTGTCCCGCTGTTAGGTCCATAGTAAAACTGTATTCAAAGTCGTCCACGCCGCCAGAACCCGCCACTACGTGCATTCTACCAGTATTTGCTATGTCTACTCCGCTCCTACGTACCCAGAACGACAGTTCTTTTGAGTTAGCGTTACTGCTAGTCAGTTCTACCGAAAGTTCAAAGTTGTAAACCCCTGAATAAAGTGGGGTTATTCTCGTCTTCGGTGTCCCTGTTATGCTTATAGCTTCGCCTAAATACGTGTTCTCGAACTGCAAAGCGTAAGCTGTATTTACAACCGAAGCGGTCTGGTCTGTAGTAGAAAAGAACTTAGCGTTAGGGGCTTCTATAAACCGCCCACCTTGCTCTCCAAATACACTGTTAACCGCGTTCGACAGCAAGTTAAAGAACAGACGTAGGATGTTGTTCAGGTCATCCAGATACTGCTTAAGTGGTCCCGCCTTGGGTATAGGAAGCGCAGGCGCTGGAACTTTTTGTACTAGCCGCTCAGCCACTAGCCTCTCCTACCGTCAGGACGCATATCCAAACGTGGTATACCTAGCTTCCAAGCCACACCTATTTCGGTAGACTCCATCGTAAACGCCATCTGCCTACCACGAACTCGGACAAACACTTGACCTGTAAACTTTTCAATAGGCACTGTAGCTAAACGCGTTACCGTAGAAGTATTAGTGCCACCCTCTGACAAGGGGTTGTTGTACCCCGAACCCGAGTTTTGCATAGGCAATAAAGTCATAGTAGCGGCAGGGGCGCTAACGGTAGACCCGTCAAACGTTACGTCAGGTAACATACGGTTGATAAACATGAACTTATCGCCGTCATCCAAGTCAAACTCAGAAGAAGTTATTGTAGCTGTAATCGCGCTTGCCGTAGCACCTTCTTGGTTGTCGTAGCCCACTTCATGGTTTACCAAGTTATTACTGTAGGTAGCGGCCATAGGATTCTCTCGAAGGTCCGAGTCTATCCAAGCACTGCGTGATAGCGTGCCGTAATACCAAATATCTTGGAGGTAGTTGTACACCACGTAGCGGTCGTTCTGAGTTACCCCCGCAGAACAGTAGAACCACCAAATCTCATCAAACCGCTCATTAGTACCAGCAACTACTTGAGCATACTGAGAGAAGTTAAAGTCGTTAAATACATAGCTGCGAACTGAACAAGGCAGGGTCTTAACCGTACCATCGTAGCTGTAGAACTTATCCGTACCCATCCAATACGCTATGTTGCCGGAATATACCGCTGCGTTAGTACTGGCTATAGTGATGTTGTCACCGAGTAGCTGCGCACCCCAAACCTCTGGAGCACCTAAATACTGAAGGCCGTACAGGGCGGTGTCAGTCCAAACCAGAACTTCCTGACGTGCTTGGATAGCAGTAACAATTTCACTGCCCCGCGAAAGGCGTAGGCTACCGGCTTGGTTAGTAGCAGCCGGAGTCCAATTAGCTACGTCTTCTTGGTCAGACCAACGGATAAGCATGGGGTCAAGTGCGCTAAGTCCCAGATCGTTTGCACCAAAGCAGAAAGCAAAGCGGAAGATGTCTGACACGAATGCCTTATTAACTATGGTAGGAACATCTGACGCACCGCTAAGAGAAGACACATAGACCGCACGAGTAGTTAGGTCGTTACTTGCATCCCAGTAGAAAAGCTCACCGCCACGGTAGGTAAAGAATAAGTCCTCGCCAAAGTTAGCCTGACTCCAAAGCCTGATAGGGGACAAGGTAGTACCGCTGTTACCCCAAGTATTGGACCCCCAAGTACCCGCAGACCAACCAGTAAACGGCACAGCAATCTCACTACCCGTATTTATTTGGTATGTCGCAGTAACAGTACCGCCGCCCGTGGCGCTAGACGATGCGTTAGTAGCAGAGGTTATGTTGTAGGTATCTTCGCTTATAAAGCTTATCTGGAACTCACCATTTAGAGTAAGCCCTCCCACTGCTGAAGCACCGCTAAACGTAACAAAGTCGTTCTGGAGTGCGCCGTGAGCCGTATCAGTAACAAGGACCGTTGCAGAGCCTGAAGTAGTAGTAAACGGATTAGTCAGAGTAGCCGTAGCACGGATGGGAGTTACGTCGAAATAAGCACCGCCACGCTCGATGTAGTACTTGAGGTTAGTGCCTACAGATACGAGATTTTGCCTTTGGAGAGTGACCCAGTTGAGCATAGAACGGCAGACACCAAGGAACGTTGCAGAAGACAAACGAACCCAGCCGCCAATCTTCTGAGGCATACCCCGTCTGAATCGCACCTTGTCGGTCTCGTACCAACTGCCCTCGGCGGCATAGCGAGTATTTTCGCGGTCAACGCCCGGCTTTAACTGTAGTTTCTGAAGCGGCATTTCTTAACCTCATTATAGGTAGTTACCCGTCTCAACCATGTAGCAGAGTTCGGTAGCACGACCCTTAACGTCCCGACTCCATTTGGAATCTAGGAACTCTTTTGCTGCGGTTGTATAGTCGGCAACTTCCATAGCTGCCAATGCGCGCTTGAAACCACGAAGCCTCGTAGCACCAAGGTTAAAACTAATGTCAATCATAGCATCTTTTCGTACGTCATCAAGACCCCTAAACCACGGATATTCCGAAGAAAGTTCCTTAATAACGCGTACTATGTCGTTCTCTAGCAGGTAGTCAACTTCATCCTCGGACAGCCCCATACCGGACTTCGAGATGTTCCTACCCACACCAATGGTTTCGTATCCGGCAGAACACAGGTAAACGTGGCTTTTTACGCCCTCATGGCGCTTGAGCATTTCAAGTAGTTTTTCGGTCACTAGTCGCAAAGCTCGGCTAGTTCTTTCCAGTCTTGTGCAGTCCAGTTAGAGGTATCCACAGAGGCAGGAAGCTCAACCGTAATTCCGGAAACGTTAGCCCCAAGCACAGCACCGGCCGCGTTCGTGTTGCCTTTCAGACAGGCCATAGCGTTGTCCTCCGGCGTAATCTCTAAGCTATTCAACTGGGTACAAGCAGGGAGTGCAAGCAGCACTGCGCCTAAAATAAGTAATCTCATGAGAACCATCCTTTAATAGACTGAAACGTACGCACTGGGTAGTATAGAGCGCCTGACTTAAACTTTCCCAGACCTAGTACGCTCAGTGCTTCTCGAAACACCTTATCCGCCTGCTTTTGGTTCTTAACAACGCCGTCGCCGTGGGTGCATAAGTAATCGTGGACCACGGCTGCCTTCCGGTTTTTAGCATTGGCTACGGGGACTATCCACCGGAATATTCTGGGGACACTCGCCAGATCAGTGCAATACCCCGCAGGCACAGTCACTGTGCGCCCCAGAACGTCGCTATAATACACCAGTGGGGCGTGTAGCCGCCATCCACCATCCACAGCTTCGGCAACTAGCGCGGTCTGGAAGTGGCTCATGATACGCACCTAGGGCTTATTAAAAAAACTAAAGTAGGACCCCGTTATCAGGGCACCCAAGAAGATATAGGTAAAAGTTTTAATCACGGTAGTTGCCGCAGTACGTTTGGCCGAGCGCCAAGAGTCTAGAAGGTCGCGTATTTCACGCATGTCATGAACAGCGTCGTCGTCTTGTAAACCCACGTCACGTAAGGCTTTTTTAGCCCCCGCCTCCGCAGCACGCTGTATCATTGCTTCTAGCTCTAGCTCGGTCATCTCATGGGTACTCCACTACTTCAATTATGCGGCGTCTTCTCGCTCAATGCGCGGATCAACCCAACCTTCGCAAAGTTCCCATGCGTCATTGACGTAGTTGTACTTACAACCGTACCAATCTTCTGGCTCAGTCACGCCTTCGATCAGCGTAGAGTTACCAGAGTTCATGTCGCCAATGATGAAGTCCAAGTTAGCAGGGTCACCCACTTCGATGTGGTCTGCTGTGATGTTTAGCTGCTTGTCGTCATCAAAAAGGTACTTAGAGCAGTTCATTTCACAAATAATAGTTTTCATGATTATCCTTCCAATAGGATTGAGGTTGATGATAAAGCCCTGCCCGCAGGGACGGTGGACGTTGTAGTTGAGAGAGTGCCGTCAGCTTGGACGTAGTAGTCTGTGCCTATTGTGAGGCTAGATACTTTATCACTAACCCCACCCTGCACAATCACTGCGCCTGTGGCTGTATCGGCTATGGCTTGGTCTGTTATGCCTATGAAGTCGGCTGAGTTTGTTGACGAGCCGCCTGCTTTGCCTAGTATGTAGTATAAATCACTGCTGAACTCTGCCAAAAACAAATAATGACCACTAGCGTCTTTTTGTACAGCATAGTTATTAAAAGTATTTGCCACTGTATTAGTATCTATCTGATCTTCGGCACTAAAAGTTATGGTAGAGGCATCCGAATTTGAAGTTAATATTTTTACAAAAGGTTTGCCACCGCTCCCTGCGTTATAATCATAATAATAAGGAAAAACCAAGCCTGTTGATTCTTGATTGCCACGAGCTATTACAGTGCTGGAATTAACGCTTGATACAACTGTATATGTACCGTATGACAAAGCTCCACTGCTATCTGTTACAACGTGATATGAAGGATAATCACCAAGGTTTATAGCTGTTGAAACAATTAGCTTTGTTGCGGATACAGGACTTATTGAGACACCATTGGTGTCTATGCCAGTTGTGTTTTTATATGTAGTGCCTACCGATATACTTGTGCCAGAAACTGTTAGCACTTTCATTGCTAGTAAGCCACTTCCATTATCCTTGAAGGCAAGA